ATTAATGTGTTTGCCCTATCGCAGGTGAACGGTTTTGTCAAGGACAACAGCTGGCTCAACACCGGGCGCAGCAGCAGCACGCGCTTCCGCGTCGGCAACTACGCACGCGACAAGCACATGAACGAACACCAGCAGGAGATCACCCCGCACGGGAAAGAGGCGTTCATCTCCTACACCCCGATCCTGCTGCGCAAGGGCGCCGTGCGCCTGTACGAGCTGTACCTGGCCGGCGAGCTGCCCATGAAGAAGAACTGGGACGGCCTGCACACCCACGACAAGGCTGTGCGGGGTGCAGCATGAGCATCGACAAGGACAAGTTGAAGGCGCTGGCCGAGGCCGCTAGCAAAGTTCCTGACTGGTACAGCCCGCAGTCATTCGGCCTATCCCGTGTCACCGGCGATGCAGAGAAGGATTTCATTGGCGCTGCTGGGCCGGCCACGATCCTGACCCTACTCACGGAGATCTCCCAGCTCAATGATGAGAACGAGCGCTTCCGCCGCTACTCCGATCAGATGCAGGCCGATAAGAAGGCTTTGGCCGAGACGCGCGTGCTCTACACCTGGCTGCGCAAGAAAGTTGACCAGACGAACAACGAGTTTGTGGCCGTGCTCATGAAGGCCGGCCAGGATTGGGTGCCAGTGCATGACCTCGACCGCGATCTGCGCGCCATGATCGAGCGGGAGGAGCCATGAGCAAGCCCGTGAACGTGGAGAAGGCCACGCCAACCCTGTTTTACGCCAAGCAGGCGCCGTACAGCTCGGTCAGCAACGACGTGGTGGCCATGATCGCCAACCCCGACGCCCTGGCCATCTGGATCTACCTGCAGACACGTTCCAGCGATTGGAAGGTGATCGGCTCGTACCTGCAAGACCGGTTCTCGATCGGCCGCGACCGCTACTCGAAGGCCATGGCCTACCTCAAGGAAATCGGCCTGGTGAGCCATGAGGTTGTGCGCGAGGAGGGTACCGGCAAGGTGCTCGGCCGCCGGGTGATCGTGCACTACGAACCGAACCTACAGGTTTCCGAATATTCGGTTAACCGAAGTGTGGGTTCTCCGAATGGTGGGGAAACCGACAACTACTCAATAAAGGATTCTTCTACTGAATCAAGGAAGAAACCCCATGTCGCTGACGCTCCTGAGTTGGTCGACTTCGAGCGCTTCTGGAAGATCTACCCGCGCAAGGTGAGCAAGGCCGACGCCAAGAAGGCCTGGGCGAAGCTCAAGGTCACCGCTGACCTGTTCGACCTGATGGCCAAGGCCCTGGCTGCCTGGACCGTATCGACCGACTGGACCAAGGACGGCGGCCAGTTTATCCCGCACGCATCCACCTGGCTGAACGGCAAGCGCTGGGAAGACGAACTGCCCCAGCCAGCAGGTGCCGCCCCGTTCGCATCCCGCCGCCCGGCCAGCGGCCCCGACTTCAACGACACCAGCTGGGCTGATGACCTGGGGGGCTTATGAGCGCACAACCGAAACTGCGCAGCGTGACGCAGATCATGGCCAAGGTCGGCAACCTGCCTGCCGAGGTGCACGCCCCGGCCAAGCAGCTGGACCCGGGCACCACCGAAGTCGTCAACGCCCTGTTCAAGGAGCTACAGGCCATCTTCCCGGCGTGGAAGCAGGCCTGGCCGGACGATGACGCGCTGAAGGCTGCCAAGCGCAGCTGGATCAAGTCCTTCGTTGCGGCGGGTATCAACACGCTTGAGCAGATCCGCTTCGGCATCCAGAAGTGCCGGGTGCTGGGTACCGACTTCGCCCCGAGCAGCGGCAAGTTCATCAAGCTGTGCCAGCCGACGCCGGAAGAGATGGGTATTCCACCGCTTGCGCGGGCCCTGGCAGAGGCGTTGGAGAACTTCCACCCCAGCAGGGCAGGTGCACGCCACTGGACGCACGCAGCGGTGCGCCACGCGGCCCTGCAGTGCGAGGCGCAGAACCTGGGGTCGATGGAAGTGGAGCGGGCCGAGAAGGTATTCGCCCGCGCCTACGACATCACGATACGCATGCTAGTCGCCGGCGAGCCCTTGGGCGACATCGCCACCGGCATCGGCCACGACAGCCAGAAGAGCCTGATTGAGTTGGCCGACGAGTACGCAAGCCAACGCCAGGCCCGCCTGCTGGACCTCCAGCAGATCCCATCGAGCGCGGCCGCATGCCGTGCACACCTGCTGGCCAAGTTGAACATCAAGCGCGCCGGGCAGCCGGCCGGGGAGGGGGCGTGATGCGTACCTACCTCAAAGCCGTGCTGATGATCGTGCTGGCACCGACCGTGATCATCGCGGCATCTGCGGCCTTCACCCTGTGGGTCAGGTTTGCCGTGTCACTGGATCTTTCGTGGCCCGCGAAGCTGGCGATCATGGCAGGCCCGTCGATCCTGCTGGCCGCCATCCCAACCGCCTGGCTGATGAACAAGCTCGAGGAGAAGCACTGATGCGAAATTTGATTATCACCCGGATGCTTGACGTGGCCCTGTTGGCCATCTTGGTCGGCCCCTACCAAGGCCCCAAAACGTTTGCCGCCGCGCTGGTATGGATCATGGTCGGCCTGATGCTCATGGGGGCTCTGGCTATGAGTGATCGGCTGGCCTTGAAGATCGCAGGCTGCGGGAAGGCACATTACGCCTTTGGCCTTGCCGTACACGGCCTGTACATCGCTGCGCTGGTCTATGCCGGCTATCCCGTTCTTGCGGCCATCTATGCCGCTGTCATGGCGCTCATCCGCGTGGCCGCTCACTTGAAACTGAAGCTGCAGGAGGCGCACTGATGGACACCAACAAGATGCGCGACATCAGCCGCGAGCAGTTCGAGGCGCGCTACCCGGTGCCGGAAGGGGCTTGCTGGAACGCCGAGCAAGGCCGCTACGTTCTGTTCCACCTCAAGCTGTGCACCGTCGCCAAGTACGAGCGTTTCGTGGAGAACTGGGTGTGCTGGCAGGCCTCCCGCGACGCTGTGCTGGTGGAGCTTCAGGCGGAGATCGATGGTTACGTTCGGGATCGTCGCGAAGCTATCGAGGCCCATGTCCTGAAGGTGGCGCCATGACCAACTTGAATAGCATGTCACCTGCGGCCCGTTCCGCGGCAATGCGCGGGGGAATGGCTGGCTGGGGCCAGGTCGGCGGCCTACCAGGTCAGATCTGCTACCACGAGCCAGTCGACTCGAAGTCGCGCCGCCGGTGCGGTTGTGGCTGCTGCCGCCGGGCCACTCACCGCGGGATGGCAAACGGCGTGTGCTTGACCATGGGCTGCGACCTGTCGATGCGCCGCTGGGTGAAGGAGGCGAACCGTGGCTGAGAAGATCTCCGTCAACTGCCAGGCCAAGCTGTCCGAGGCCATCACCATGCTCACCCGCCTGTTCCGCGACAAGAAGTTCGTCGTGGTCAGCATGCGCCCTGGCAAGGACCGCACCCTGGATCAAAACGCATTGTGGTTTGCGATGTACGAACGCATCGCCAAGAGCACAGAGATGGGTGATATCGAGGACGTGCGCCGCTACTGCAAGCTGCACCTGGGCGTGCCGATCATGCGCGCCGGCTGCGCCGAGTTCCGCACCGGTTGGGCTGAGTCGTTCATCCACCTGGATTACGACGTGAAGCTGCGCCTGATGGGTCCGTGCGCGATGTTTGGGCCAGATGGGTTCCCGGTGACTCGGTTGTTCGACCGCGCCCAGGGCTGCCAGTACACGGACCGCATCGTTGAAGAGTTCAGCCGCAGGGGTGTGTTCTTCGGCGACCTGCTGAGCGAGGAGGCGGCATGAGGATCGTATCCAAGAAGGTGCGCGAGAGCGCCCGCGGCCAGGATTGCACCGTGCGCATCCCTGGCGCCTGCAACTTCAATCCCGAGACCACTGTGTTGGCCCACCTGCCATGCGGGCAGAAGGGCATGGGCATGAAGGGCTTCGACACCGTGGCGGTCTACGCCTGCAGCGCCTGCCATGACGTGCTCGACGGTCGCGGCAAAGGCGAGGTGGACTGGTCAGACATGCCCCGGGCGATCGCTGAGACTCATGAGGCCCTGATTCGGGCTGGCATTCTGACCGTGAAGGGGGCTGCATGATCACTCTGCACCTGCCATACCCGCCAAGCGTGAATACCTACTGGCGCCACCCGACCACTGGCAAGCTAGCCGGCCGCCATCTAATCAGCGAGAAGGGCCGTAAATACCGCGCCGACGTGTGCTGGTCGGTACCGCATGCCATCGAGAAGCTCTCCTGCAGGCTCTCTGTGACGATTGAGTGCTTCCCGCCTGACAGGCGCAAGCGTGACCTCGACAACGTCGCCAAGGGCCTGCTGGATGCCTTGTCGCATGCCGGGGTCTGGGGTGACGACGAACAGATCGACGACCTACGCATCGTGCGCCGGGAGACCACTAAAGGCGGCGCCGTGCGCGTCCGTATCGAAGCGCTCAAGGAGGCTGCATGACACCAGCATGGGGATTTCTGATTTTGGCCACCCTCATGGTGGTGGGCGGCGTATCGCTGTCCTGGGCTGGCGCGGTCCGCCGCAAGCGCTGCTACGAAGAATTTCTGCTGAAGAAGACCAATCGCATCCAGGGGGAACGACCATGAAAGTAATTAGCGCTCGCCAAGTTTGGCACGACGCACTGCACGAGAACCGCGCATCCGCCCTGGCCGTGGCCGCAGAGCAGGCGGCCCTGGGCAAGAAGGGGGGCTCCGCCGATGTGAAGATCATGGTCATGCTGGAGAACCACGACGGGAAGGAGGTCTGCAAGGTGTACGAGGTTCGCAAGGAAGGGGTGCAGGAAACCCGCCCGGGCCGACGCCTCACCAACGACCGCTGCGCCCACATGCTGACCGCCGGCCTGGTGATCCAGGCGATCGACTCCTTGCCGAAGTCGCTGCGCCACCTTGGGCACTTCCTGTACTCGCCCGTGGCCAGCGGTAACGACCTGAGCATCTCCCATGGCCTGGTATGGCTCGGGAGCGGCCTGGAAGCGCTCACAGACCGCAAGAAGCAGCGCGCCTACTGGATGGCCATGGCTGCTCTTCAATCGCACAAGATCCTCGTCCACGGCGGCGAGGCGATGGGCCCTGGTGCGGTGTGCATGTTCGTCGAGGACCGCACCGGCGAGAAGATGAACCCGCAGAACTGGGCAAGGGATTGGCAGGAGGTGTGGGATGCCCTCTGCAGCCAGGTGGACAAGCTCGACAAGCAGGCATTGAAGCCTGTTGCCCGGGTGGTGGAAAGGCTCCGTGAACGCAATGACGAGACGCAGGAAATAGCCGCTTGACAGTTTGAGGAGTGTTTTGGCACTATTTCGCCATCGTCATAATTTCGCCTATGGCGAAAACATCCTGAACCCGGCCCCAAAAGCCGGGTTTTTTATTGCCCAAAGAGGCCCTCAACAGTCCCGGAGGCAGAATGTCCCGGTCAACGTGCTGGAGCCTCCTGGCCTTCGCCATGGCTCTTGCCAGCTACGCCATGCATCGCGACATCAGCGCGAACATCTTCCTCGGGTGCCTCTTCATCATCCAGGGCCTCAAAAGACCCGACGGCTCACCCCAAGAGCGCCGGGCACTCTTCCTGGCTGCGGCGCTCAGCGTCGGCATCCTCATTTTTGCGGTATGGGCACTTACCACGGGCGTGGACTTCCGCGGCCCTGCGCCATTCCGCTACAAGCACTAAGGGACTGAACATGGTCGATGCCGCTTCTGCAGCTGCCTGCACGGTTGTAGGGCTTGGCGGCATTGCCCTGGCAAGCTGCCTTCCCACGATTGATCTGAACGCTGTTGTCTGCGCCTTCGGTGGCGCACTGCTCTTCATCCTGTGGGCGAAGGACATCACCCTCTGGCAGCGTATGGGCTACCTGCTCGCTGGCTGGATCGGCGGGTACTACGGCTCTGCCGAGATCCTGGCGCAGGCCTGGACCAAAACCAGCGGCATTGCCGCCTTCAGCTGTGGCCTCGCCACCGTCCTGGTGAGCATCAGCGTTCTGGAGTCGATCACCACCGGCAAACTGCCGAAGTGGGTAACCGAGCTGCCAGCAGCAATCGGCAGCCTGTTCCCCAAGCGAGGGGGCCAATGACCCTAGACCAAACCATCACCCTGGCACACGCCGGGTTCTGCGGCGGGATATGCTTTGTCATCGCATTCATGTACCGGCGGGGCGGGTCGAGCTACAAGTTCCTGCCAAGCCTGTGCGCCTTCTGCCTCGCCTCCCTGTTCGGTCAGGAGTGGCTGAGCATCATCGGCGCAATCCTCCTGTACGGGCAGTGGCCGGCGACATCGCTGCCCAGCACCCTGATATTCGGAATCCTGTTCATCCTGGCGCTGCGCTCAAGGGGCAATGTGGCACGGTTGTTCGATCAGTCGAGACAAAGGCCGCGCGCCACAAAATAGACGTGCGCCATTTCGTGGCGCGACCACCACTCAGCCTGTGCGCAGGCCGGAGAATCCCCATGAAGACCGAATACCAGGTTCGCCCGGTGACCCGCTATATCGTGACCCGCTACGAATCACCTACCACCAAGGACGAGATGCTATCCGGGCCAAGTCAATCCAGCGTGGTCGGCGAGTTCGCCAGTGGCCAGCAGGCTGACTTGGTTGCGTGCGCGATGGCGGTATGTGATCGCGCTGATGGAATCGAGTCCAGTCGCACCCGCTGCGGGCTGAGCCTGGGTGAGGTCATCTCTGGCCAGCGCCTGGAGCCTGGTGAATGACGACCATCGCCTACAAGGACGGCGTTATCGCCTACGACTCCCGCCAGACCCGCAGTGGCTCCATCGTTTCCGATGACTGCCAAAAGCTCACCGTTGTAGATGGGGTCAGCTTCTTCCTATCCGGCGCCGTGTGCGACGAGAAGGCCCTGATTGCAGCCTACTTCGGAACGCCTTCGCCTGTTCCGGTCGAGTGCTCGGGCTATGTGGTTGATGGCGGCAGGCTGCAGATGGTCGGCCATGACGACAAGACTGGCGTATGGCGGCAGGACCTCGATCCGGCCAACCCTGACGCGATCGGCAGCGGCTCGGCCTATGCCCTGGCAGCGATGGACATGGGTGCAAGTGCTGAAGAGGCAGTACGCGCTGCCATGAAGCGGGACATCTACACCGGCGGCAAGGTTCGGACTATGAGGATTGACCAGCATGGCAAGGCCAGTTCCTACAGCTGATCTCCTTGAGCTGACTGATCTGTCGATGCTCGGCACCAGGCTCCAGCCGGCGCCCGAGGTTGGCGAGTGGGTGCAGACCGTGATCCTCAGTGAGGGTGGCGAACTGCACAACCCAGACCATGCTCACCTGATCGACGCACCGCTGCGCTTCCTGTGGGCGTCTGCCTGCTTCGAGAAGCAAGGGCGGACAGTGGTAGGCCAGGCCGAAGCGGTGATGTTCCGCGCCGGAGGATGGCAGAAGGCTCGGCAAGAGCAGCAGATGATTGACTGGTTCGGTGAGGTGCCGGGCTTCGTCATCACCTTGGCCGCCGATTACTGCTCGCAGTGCTCCGACACCGAGTTCTGCGCTCTCATCGAGCACGAGCTTTACCACATTGCCCAGAAGCTCGATCAGTACGGCGCTCCCAAGTTCACCCAGGACGGGCTGCCCAGCCTGACGCTCCGGGGACACGATGTGGAGGAGTTCGTCGGTGTGGTCCGCCGCTACGGTGCTGGGCACGAC